CCATCGATGGATCAGGCACTGTAGGCGTGACCTGGAGTTCGAGTTCGTATTCCCTAACCCTTCTTCCCGGCAGCTTCGCTTTCAGTGGCGCGGCGATGAATGTGGGGCTTTCTTTGGCTCTAGCCGCCGGCTCGTTTGCCTTTACTGGCGAACCCGTTAACGCGGCGATAGGTGCCCAGGTCCAGCCAGGCCATTTTGCTTTTACTGGCTACCCGGCGACCTTCACCTACAACGAAACCCCTATAACCACTCCAGATGCAATCTTAACCATGTGGCTACCAACTCGCCTTTTCACCGTCACCTGGCTACAGGATAACCAGCAAATGCAGTTCTTTGACAAAAAGCTTCCCGCCGAGAAGAACATCCTGGCGTTTGATTTCACGGCCGGGCTGGAAAGCGGCGCAACATTGACAGGGACTCCAACAGTAAGCGTGAGTGTTTATCTCGGAACTGACAGCAACCCTACCGCGATCCTCAACGGCGGGTCTTCGATTTCTGGCAACCAGGTTCAAGTCCCCGTCCAAGCCGGGTTAATGGACACGATGTATCTTTTGGAAGTTGATTGTTCTACCACCTCCGGAGGGATTACCTTGGGCCTCCAGGGTGTGCTGCCGGTCGGCAACTAAAGTGGATGCACAACATAAACGCTGTGCAAAATGCAAAATGATTAAGTCAATTAATGAGTTTTATCGAAGTTTCCAGGGCAGACTTCTGTCTTATTGCAAGTCCTGTCAAAAGGCTCTGGTAGCTAAGAAGCGAGCTGAACTGTGCAACTAACGGTTGATCTGGTAGAAGCGCTCTCGGGGGTTTACCTCAGCCCTCGCTACGACCAGCCCCAGCCTACTCCGGAGTTCCACCGGGAATGCTGGAGGAGATATTGCAGCTCCTCCCCAGCCTGTGCCACGGCGGCCCCGCGGAACCATGCAAAGTCTACTGCGCTGACCCACGACTATACCCTGGCCGCCGTTCTATTCCGTGCCGAAGACTACGTGATAGTCGTCGGTTCTTCTGAAGACATGGCTATCGAACACCTAGGAGATATTGCTAATGAACTTCGCGAAAATGAAGACATTATTCGGGACTTTAAAATCAAAGATTTTATCACTGATCAAAAAACTGACATCATCGTAGAGTGCCATGATGGCCACCAATTTCGACTTATTGCTCGCGGGGCTGAGCAAAAGATTCGTGGACGAAAGTGGCGCGGTAAACGCCCAGGCCTTATCATATTTGACGATATTGAAGATGACGAACAAGTGGAGTCGAAGGATAGGAGAACTAAATTCCGACGATGGTTTTTTAGAGCTTGCAAACAAAGCCTACGTGATGGCGGTAAGATTCGTGGACACGGAACGATTCTTCACGAGGACTCTCTCTTAAACCGATTGATGAGGAATAAAGTCTGGGATTCTAAACTCTACAAGGCGCATAAGTCTTTTAGTGAATTCACTGATATCTTGTGGCCCGAGAAGTTTCCTGTAGCCCGCCTGCAAGCCATTAGGCAAGAGTTTATAAACGAAGGCGACGCAGGCGGCTACTCCCAAGAATACCTCAATGACCCTTTTGACAACGACCTGGCTTATTTGTGGCGGGACGGTTTTATAGCAATGGAGGCTAAAGACTTTGAAAAGCCAAAGCGAAACTACGTCGGCGTTGATTTTGCCATTTCGACTAAGGACAAAGCCAATCGGACCTCATTCACAGTTGGCGGCAAGTGTGTGGACAACCTTATCCATGTTATCGACCAGAGAGTGGGCCGCTGGGATAGTGAAGAAATCATCGAAACCTTCTTCGATCTCCAGGGCGCCTGGAAACCAGATATGTTCTTTGTTGAAGACGGAATGATCTGGAAAGCTATTCGGCCGATTCTGGAACGCGAGATGCGGACGAAGGACGTTTGGATTCCCTACACCGCGATCACTCCGGTAAGTGATAAAAAGGTCCGCGGCAGGTCGTTTCAGAAACGAATGAAGGCTCGGGGGATGAGGTTTGCGAAGGAGACTTATTGGTATGACGAGTATGAGGCGGAGCTTCAACGCTTCACTGGCGACAACGAGGCGGTTCTTGATGACCAGTTTGATTCCACGGCTATTCTCTGCCGCGGGGTTGAAGATGTCAAAGAGGTTGAAGCCGAGGACTTCGAAACAGATTCTGAGATTGAGTTTGCGATGCTTGCGGAGGCTGCGAAGGGAAACTCAGGGCGGAATAGAGTGACGGGGTACTGAGATGAAAAGATTCATTAAGGTGACTTCGAAGGATTCCCGCTACATCCATATCAAGATGGAAGATCATGTTGCCGAAGGAATGACCAAATGCGGGCGGCCTGTCACGCGTAACTGGCTTTGGTTTATCGGAATGGGAAGGAAGCGAGTTGCTCAGTTAATCAAGCCTCGCTGCCCCCGGTGTTTTAGCTAATGCGTAACCTTGAATCCCAAATCAAGATTGATGATTCAGTAACCAAGGCCACTAACCTGGTTTCTAGGTTGTCGGCAAAAGATCTTGAAACCATTGGCGAGTGGGTTTGGGATGGATACCAGGCTGATTTGATGAGCCGCGAGCCCTGGGAACGGCGGACCTCGGCGGCAATGGACCTCGCGATGCAGATTCAAGAAGATAAAAACTTTCCTTGGCCTGGGTGCTCGAATGTCATCTTCCCGCTCGTCACGATTGCCTCGCTACAGTTCTCCTCTCGTTCCTATGGCAACATTGTCACCGGAAGTGATGTGGTCAAGTACCGCGTCACTGGTGGTGAAGATCCCGACGGAGAGCGTCTTAAGAAACGTGCCGACCGGATATCGAAGCACATGTCCTGGCAAGTCCTCGAAGAAGACACCTGTTGGGAGGAACAACACGATCGCCTCCTGATCAACCTTGGCATAGTAGGGTGTAACTTCATCAAGACCTTTTTCAGCCCTAAGGTCAACCACAACGTCTCTGAACTAATCATGGCCAGGGATCTTGTGATTAACTACTGGGCCAAGTCGGTTGAAGAATGCCCTCGCAAAACCCATATAACCTATCTCACCAGAAATGAAGTCTACCAAAGAGTTGTTACCAAACGATTTAAGAACGTCCTCAACGAGGCCTGGTTCAACAACGCTCCTTCCCAAGTTGAGTCTGCCCAGACCACTAAACAGGATAACCGAATCGGCCAGCGACCGCCGCCGCCCGACCGCGACACCCCCTTCAAATTCCTCGAACAACATCGCTACCTTGACCTCGATGGCGATGGGTATCAGGAACCCTACATTGTTACGATGGAGGAAACATCGAAGTGTGTTGTAAAGATCGCGGCCAGATGGGAACGCGAAGAGGATATAGAGTACGTCGAAGGAACGCGAGAAATCCTCAAGATCAAATCAACTGAGTACTTCACCAAATACGGTTTCATCCCGGCTCCTGATGGAGGCATTTATGATCTTGGGTTTGGTACTCTGTTGGGGCCTATCAACGAATCAGTCAATTCCGGCATCAACCAGATCCTGGACGCCGGCACGATGCATAACTCCAACGGTGGATTCCTCGGACGGGGAGTTAAGATCCGTGGGGGCATGTACACGATTGCTCCTTTCCAGTGGGTTAGAGTGGATTCGACTGGAGACGATCTGCGCAAATCGATGGTTCCCTTCCCAACCAAGGAACCTTCAGACGTTATGTTTAAATTGCTCGGTCTCTTAATCGAGTATGCTGATCGAATTGCAGGAACCACCGACCCGATGGTCGGGGTGAATCCTGGGCAGAACACCCCGGCTGAGACCTCCCGTAACACTATGGAACAAGGAATGAAGGTTTACTCGGGAATCTACAAACGGATCTGGCGCTCGATGAAGGAGGAGTTTAAAAAGCTTCACCAACTCAACGGGTTGTTTCTTCCCTCCCGCCAGCGTTTCGGCACCGAAGGCTCTTACATAACTCGTGAGGACTATTTAAGTGATCCTGATCTGGTCATACCTGTGGCTGACCCTAATATTGTTTCTGATGGTTTACGACTCGTTCAAGCTCAAGCCATTCGAGAAGCCGCCCATACAGTTCCGGGTTACGATATCGCGGTGGCTGAGAAAAATTACCTCCGGGCGTTGAAGGTGGATTCAATAGACACCTATTACCTCGGGGTTGATAAAACCGGTCCGCTGCCGAATCCGAAGGTTCAGGTTGAGCAGATGAAGGCCGAGATTGCGAACAAGAAAATTGAACTTGATAAGATGAAGTATACTGGTGATTTGATGGAACAGCGCAAGCTGAACCAGGCAAACATCAACAAGCTTAACGCCGAGATTCTCAAGATACTCAATGACATGAAGGTTGATAATGCGGCCCAAAAGATAGAGGCCTTTGAACTGGCCGTCGACACTCTGGTCAAACACGACGAGATGCTTCGCGGCCATATAGACTTAATGCAACAAGCTCAGGGAAATCAAGATGACCAATCAAGTGGATCAGGAAGTAAAGGCGGAGCTGGAATGGAAGGAGTGGCTCAATCTGCCCCAGGGGCAAATGCTCCGAGCCTACCTTCGAGCCAGCCAGCAGTCGCTTAAAGACCAGTGGGCGGCCAAGGCGTTTATGGGTGAACAACGAGATGAAGTTTTGATCCTAAACGCGGCCGCCCTCGGGGCGATGGAAGCTTACGGGATGATTTTGGACCTTACCTACCAGCAAATGGAAGAGGTTTTGAAAGATGACTAAAAGGCCGCAGTTTATTTCAAGAGGTTTCAGAACCTTTAAGGATTGTTTGGAGTTCCATGAACAACTGCAATACCCTGAAGACTGGAACATCGTTGAGTTGGTTGAAGATTTGATAGACAAGCCACAAGCAATAGCTTATTATTTGGAGCCAAAGTATGGAAATCGTTAACAAGTCTGGGTTGAAGCCAAAGGGTCATGCGGTGCTGGTGCAGCCTTATGAGCCGGAATTGAAAGGGACTCTGATCCAAATCCCTGACCACGTGAAACAGAATCTTCAGACCCTGGAGAATCGAGTGATTGTGGTGGAGGCAGGACCGGAGGCCTGGATCGAGGAACGAGTCCCGCGGGCGAAGCCAGGGGATAAGGTTCTGGTTACGAAGTACGCAGGGTTTGCCGCCACCGGGACGGCGGACGGCCAGCCCTACCGCCTGGTAAATGACCGGGATATCTTCTGCCAGATCGGAGTCGAAGCGTGAGTAACGAAGTCGAAGCCCGTGCGCGGGAAATGGGCTGGAAGCCTAAGGAAGAGTTTGAACTCGATCCAGCAAGATGGGTGGATGCTGAAACCTACGTTAAAAGGGGCGAGGATGTCCTGCCGCTTTTGCGGGCGAATAACCGCAAGTTAAGTGAGGACGTGGTTTCGCTCCGGATGCAGTTGAAAGAGAACCAGCAAGCCATTCAGGATCTGAAGGATTTCAACACTGATATAGCCAAGAACAACGCGAAGGCTCGAGAGGCGAAACTCCTTGATTCGATTAAAGAGGCTAAGACCTCCGGGGACGTGGATACGGAGGTTCAACTGACCTCGCAGCTCACGGACCTGAAGGCAGAGATTAAAATTGCTGAGGCGACGAAACCGGCTGCCAAGGCCACCGAGCAGCCTGCTGTGACCCCTGAACAAAAACAGTGGTTGGCGGACAACCCTTGGTTTGGTAGTGATAAACGTAAAACCGGCTATGCCTTTGGCATCGCTGAGGAACTCCGAGCCCAGGGCATTGTTGCGGGGACTTCGGAGTTTTACAAAGCAATGGATCGAGAAATGGACAAGCAATTCAACCAAAACACTCGCCGGCGAGAACCCTCGAAGGTTGAAGACGCTAACGGCGCTGGTGGGGCTTCAAATGGTTCTGCCAAATCCTACGCCGACCTCCCGCAGGATGCTAAAGACTCCTGCGAGAGGCTAGCCCCAAAGTTCGTAGGCAAGTCTTTTAAAGACATCGCGGCCTGGCGAACCCACTATGTTTCAAAATATTTTACCGAGTAACCTATCATGCCTGCACAAGTAATCCCTCCGACCAATGTAGCCAATGCCAAGCCAGTTGCCGCGGGCGCTCGCAAGCGAGTCCCCATGTCCACCCCGATGCTTAGGCTGGAAACCCCCGAGATCCCTGGGTTCCATAGCCACTGGGCCAGAGACTGGCAGATCCCGAGATTCCTTGCGGCGGGCTACCAATTTGTGCTCTCGGATGAGATTCCTGTCAACCAGCGCGGAATAGGCACAGATACCCAGATTAGTGGCAACGCTGACCTCGGGTCTCAAATCCGCCTTCCCGCCGGCATTGGGCCTGATGGCAAAACCGAATACCTTGTTTTGATGAAGCTCGCTGAAGAGCTTTGGCTTGAAGACCGTAAGATTATCGATGACCGGAATGCTTCAGTAATGAATGCAATCTTCCGGGGAGAGAAGATTATCGGAACTGAGAAAGACGCCAACCAAGACGACAGCAACCTAAGATACGTTGATAAAGAAAGAACCAAGGCCTTATTCAACAGACCCATAAGAAAGGGCTGAAACTTTTTAACCTAACGGAGATTGACAAATGGTAACTCAGGTTACGAATATCAATAAACCGTCTGGCCTTACTCCAGTCAAGTATCTCAATGGGGCTGATTGGACGGGCGGCGGAAATTTGTATTACATTGACAGCACTGACACGAATGCGTATTATCCAGGGGATCTGGTTAGCCCGAAAGCTGGGCTGGACCAGTGGTCCGGGATTCCCACGATCACGCTGACGGTTTCGGGAACCAACACGATTGTTCAGGGGGTAGCAATTGCCTTCGGGGCGAGTCCGACGACCTCGTCGAGTCTTCGTGGTGGGCCTTACATCGATCCTACGAACCTCACCCTCACGTCGGTTCCTGCCACGAAGACGAAGAATTACTTTGCCTTGGTGGTTGATGACCCGAATGTGGTTTTTGAGATTCAGGAATGCGCGGTGGGCACGACGGCATCGACGGCTCTGAGCTATACCAACGCAACCAAGAACGCGTACTTCTTGTACGCCGCTCCGGCTACGGGGGTTTATATCTCAGGCACGACGCTGGACAACGGAGTTAACTCGGGGAACACTCCCGCTACGACTGCCGCCGCCCCGTACTTCTTGCGAATGCTGGGTCTCAGCCAACGGATCGACCCTGCAACGGCCAACTATAACTTCTTTGGTCTCTATGCCAAATGGCTGGTTAAGTTGAACAATCACGCGTTCGGCCCTTCGGTCGTCGGTTTCTAAGGAGTAATTTATGGCCGGTGGAGTTATTAATACTGGTTCCCATCCAAAAGCCCTATGGCCGGGAGTCCACGCTTTCTGGGGGCAGACTTATGCGGAGCATACGACTGAGTATACGGACCTCTATGAGGTTTTGAGCTCGAGTCAGGCGTATGAGGAAGACGTCCAGGTGACGGGGTTTGGTTTGGCTCCGGTCAAGCCTGAAGGTGCTCCGTTGCAGTATGATTACGAGACCCAAGGCCCAGTGCAGCGTTACACCCACATCGCTTATGCGTTGGGGTATAAGGTTACTCTGGAAGAGCAAAAAGACAATCTCTACGAGACGGTTTCGATGCGGCGGGTTAAGGCAAATGCGTTCTCGATTGCTCAGACGATTGAAAACATCGCGGCGGCAGTTTACAACGACGCCTTTACCGGGAATGTCTTTCAGTACGCAACGGGACAATCGCTCTGTGGGACGGCGCAGGTCAACACTACGGGTGGAACGTTCTCGAATGCTTTGAGCCCCGGAGCCGATATGACCGAGGCCTCGCTCGAGGATATATGCATTCAGGCAATGGGACTCCAGACCGATCGTGGGTTGTTGGTTTCGATTCTGCCGGTGTCGTTGCACATTGCTCGCCAGGAATGGTTCAACGCTCATCGGATTCTGAAGTCCATTGACCAGTCCGGAACTGCAAACAACGACACGAATGTGCTTCGTGCGACGAATGCTTTCCCTGGTGGGATCAAGATGAACCATTATTTCACTGCCCCCCATGCCTGGTTTGTTCGCACGAACTGCCAGAATGGAATGCAGTGGTTCTGGCGTGACATGCCTGAGTTCGATCAGGACAATGACTACGATACGAAGAATTTGAAGGCGGCAACGTACTTCAGAGCTTCGTGCGGAGCGACTGATCCGCGATCGATTCTAGGGAGCAACGGGCCGTAAGAAAGGGCCAAATTGTGTGTGCATAGAATCATGGGGTTCTATGCACACATTTTCAATCTACTTCGCGCTCAATTTGAGCGGTAGCAATACCGCGAGGAGATTTTTAAGTGACAACGCCTTCACAAGTTCCCGTTCGCTATCCGAGCGGGGTTACGTCGGATTATCCTTGGGGGCCGCTGGCAAACAGCGGGGCAGGGAATCCCTTTTTCTATCAGGTTTTACAAGATGATTTTATGGGAGCTGTTTCAGGGAACGAGAACTGGCAGGCCGTTACGAGTGGTACGGGGGCTACGGTTACGGAAGTTGCCGGAGATGGAGGCCAGTGGTTGCTGACCACAAGCTCCTCGGGAGCCGGGACTGCGGGGATTCTGGGAAACAAAGGAAACTTTGTGATTCCACCTGCGGCCTCAACGGGGACCGGACTGGCCGCTACTCGATTCTCGTCGAAGAAGCTTTTCTACCTGGCCCGAATCAACGTCACGGTGGTGGCTTCGACAACCATCTACGCAGGCTTGATGCCGTCAACCACGACGACTTCCTTGCCGACTGATGGGCTCTTTTTTGTCTTCACCAACGCCACCACGGTAGCTCTCAAGGCTTATTCAGGCAGCACCAATACCTGGTCTGTCAGCATCCCGGCCGCCGTTCTAACAGCTAGCTATACCAACGCAACCTGGATCGATGTTGGATTCTACATGGATCGTCTGATGAACGTCTATGTGTTCTTTGGATTCCCACTGGTTGGATGGGTGCCGGCAAGTGCGTGGACGGGAGTCAACAACACGACGGCAGCTCCGCCTCCTCTGGGCGCGGTGGCGGCCTACCAGGTTTCTACTAGTGGCGCATGGACGCCTTCGACTGCAACAACTCTCACCCCAGGGGTGATTGCAGACGCCACGGCAGAGACCGTTTATGTAGACTTTATGATGGCTTCAAAGGAGCGGTAAAATGCAGATCAAGATCGGCTCGGACGGACCAAAGAGTTGTTTGGCTACTTACAGCGGCCGAATCACGACGAAGTTCATTCCCGAGTCGATCTTGTCTTTTGATAGGTTAAAGCCCGTTCCGGCAAGAATGCGGCTGGACTCGGTTACCTTTGCCATTCAGGAGAAAATGGGGTTTAACCTTTGGTGGGCCGCGGGGGCCACTATCATGGACTGGCATTTAATAATGCCAATAGAGTCGAGAGGTTACTTTGACCTCGAGAAGGCAGGGGGAATTCATAGCCCCCCTGGAGCATTTGGAATCGGTCTGAGTTGCTTCCGCAACACCGATCCTGACATGACCTTTATGTTTATCCTTGATTTGACTAAGCAGTTCGATTAATGGCTATCACGACAGATCCGCTTTATTACAACGCTTACGGGATTATTACTGATGCGATGCTGAATGTCGGGAAGCTTCGGACCGGAGGCACGCCCGATCCGGCGACCCTCAAAGGGTATATGAGGAAGCTTAACAAGCTCATTAATTATTACCAGACCCAGGGATTAAAATTATGGCTCTTGGAGGATACTTCGGTTACGTTGACCGCCTTGCAAGCACTCTACTCCTTTGGCCCAACGGGAACTACGGTGATGGTCAAGCCTTTGAGAGTGGCCTATGCCTATTATCTCGATATTTACGGGTCGCAAAGACCTCTGATCCCAATGGCAATGACGGATTACAAGATGCTTTCGCAGGTGAGCCAGCCAGGGGCACTGAATAGTTACTATGTTGACAAGCAACAAGTCAACCTCGACGTTTATTTTTGGAACACTCCAGACACCTTTACCGCCTCTAACGGCTCGGCTCATTTAATGCTTTGTAATCAGGTCAGTAACTTCATCAATCTCACCGATACGATGAACTTTCCCATCGAGTGGGGGTTGTTGCTGGAATGGGGCCTGGCCGACCAGATATCAACTGGCCAGCCTGCCTTTATTGTTAATCGCGCGAAGATGATGGAGGCCCAATACCGAGAGGCTCTGGAAGACTGGGACGTCGAAGACGCGCCGACGAATTTCACTCCTGATCCGCGGAACATGCAGCAACAGGGCAAATTTCGATGATGCCTGAGCAACCACAACCTCAGCAAGCTCGGACAGCAAATGAGCCGAAAAGGTTGCCACTGGTCACCCAACCCGAGAATCGTTCGACCTCTTATTTAAAGGATTCGAGACTGGTTAATTGTTATGCAGAGAAAACCTCTGATGGTTACTGGATTGAGAAGCGGCCAGGAACTGCGGTTTATAGCCCCTCGACGAACTTCTTTGCCGCCGGCGGCCAGGGAATGTTTTTGTGGGTTCAGCAGGCAGACCCAAACACTGTCAGCCCCTTGAACACAATCACCTTAATCATCTCAGGCAACCATGTTTATAAGCTGGCTTTTACCCAAACGCCTTCTGCCCATATCGTGGTGGATAGCCTAGGCACCATTACTCCGCCCACAGTTAGAAGTGGTCTTTGCCGTTTCTGCACGGTTCCTAACACCAATCCTTATCTTGTGTTTTCGTGTGGGTGGGGACAGCCGACTTACTGGATCCAAGCATCTAGTACTTCGCCTACTGCAATAACCGATTCTAACTTCCCTTCGATTACCGTTCCTGGAATAGTTTATCTCGACGGCACGACCTACGTGATGGATAATAAAAGCAATATCTGGGGAAGCGCTAATCTAAACGACCCGACGGTTTGGAGTGCACTGAATGTTATCCAAGCCGAGAATGAGCCAGACCAGCCAGTCTTCTTGGCCAAGCAATTAACCTACGTGGTGGCTATAAAGTCTACCACAACCCAGTTTTTCTACGACGCCGGAAATTCCACAGGCTCGCCATTAAGCCCGGTTCCAGGGGCGTTGATGACCTACGGGTGTCTCTCCGCCGACACGGTTCAAGAAATCGATGGGCTACTCCTTTGGGTGACTTCATCCAAAACTCAAGCCTCCCAGGTTATACTGCTCGAGGCCCTTCAACCTCGAATCGTCTCCACCCCGGCGATTGATAGGTTTATGGACCTCGGGCAGTTTGCTTCTTACTTGTCAGTCTCATTTAAACACATGGGGCATAGGCTTTATTTGCTTAGCAACCTGACCAACAACATTAGTTTAGTCTATGATATTGATCAAAAGCTTTGGTATCAGTGGACTGATGTAAACGGGAATTGCTTTCCTTATATTGCTGTAACCAATGACCCGACCGGGGTCAGGATAGTTCAGCAGTATGTTAGTGGGCAGGTTAGCCTCTTTGATGCGGATTATGTTTATCCGACTGATAGCGGGGCTGTAGTCCCAGTAGATATTTATACACCAAATTTTGATGCAGGAGTGGATAGGATCAAATACCTGAGCCAGATGCGATTTAATGCCGATCAGGTTGGAGGGAGTAACCTTTTAGTCCGAGCGTCGGATGATGATTATCAAACCTGGTCGGCTTATCGGTATGTTGATCTGGGGCAGCAAACCCCGATCCTCAATGACGAAGGGTCGTTTTACCGCCGAGCTTATAACTTTCGTCAGGAAGCCGCCTTCCCGTTTAGAATTAAATCAGTCGACCTTCAAATGGACATAGGAACTTTATGAGCGGAATCCCACTTAGCAAGTTTACCCAGATCGTAGATGAAGAGGGGAGACCTACACAGTACTTTATTAACTTTCTCTTAAACCAGGGTTATAGTGGGACTGTTACTACAGCTAAATTAACCAATACTGGAGCTAACGGCTCGATGACCTTTGCCGGCGGAGTTCTAGTCCGAATGGTGGCTGCTACATGAACCTCGTGGAAATTCCTGAATGGGATGGTTTAGCGCCTTATCTGAACTGGGAGGATAAGGTGGCCTATCTGGCCTGGATGCTTTCCAAACTTCCTCAGGCCGAGACGCCGGTTAAGGAACTTTGGGAAAACGGGTTTTACTTTAGGGTGATGACAATTCCCAAGGGGACATTGTTTATAGGCCGCCGGCATCTCTTGGGACATGAGGTTACGTTAACCAAGGGATCTTGCATTCATATCCAACCTGACGGGCAAAGGTATCTCATCAAGGCCCCGTTTACGATGATCAGTAACCCAGGATTTTATGTCGTTTGCTATGCACTGGAAGATATGGTCGCGTATACTGCGCATCCGGAAGGGGTTACAGAGGCCGAGGCTTTTGAGGATTCCAAGGTCATGCTTGATCGCGGCCGGCAGATTGAATCAAAGCTTTCCCATGATAAGGTAATGGCTAAACTGGCTGTAGGTGAAGTATGAGTGGATTGATTACTGCGTCGGTTGTTGGGGCCGTTGGGATCGGGGCAGGGCTTTACGAGTCCTCCCAACAACAGGGAATTGAAAACCAGGCTCTAGGAATTGCCAGTTCCCAGAACTCCAGACAGGCTTATTCGTTTCAGCAACTTCAGAGTTTGATCAGCAACCCAGGGAGTTTTTTCTCGTCCCCAGTCTACCAGGCCGCCTTTGGGCAGGGAACTCAGGCGGTTACGCGACAAGAAGCCTCGGGAGGGTTTTTGAACTCAGGGAACGAGGCGACAGCGTTGCAGGCTTATGGGCAATCGTTTGGGGCATCACAGTTGTTGAGCCAAGAACAATTGCTGGCCTCGATGTCAGGGACTTCAGCGAATCCGGCGAGTGCTTTGGGAACTGCGTCGGGGGCAGGAGCTACTTCGTTTAATCAACTGGGGACGTTGTTAGCTGCCTTGGGACAGAGTGGGTCGATGTTTAATGGGGGTTATAGTGGAGTAGCAGGTATGGATACAGGTAGTTATGATGCTTCACTTAGTTCAATGGGTACGAGTTTAAGTAACTCTGTCCCTCTCGTAACACCTACAGGACCGTGGTGATGACTGACCCAGGCTGGGGTGTAGCAAGTGGGTGGCTGAGCGGGACTCAGGAACAGCAGGCTATTGCACTTAATAACATCAAGTTGCAGGAAGGTCCTATCACGCTGGAGAGCGAGAAGCTGGCGCTGGAGACACAGAAGCAACAGGTTGCAATGCATAACAAACTGTTGCAGACTCTTAATTCCCAGCCCCAAAGTGGAGCCGACCCGATCGGGTCTGCCGCCGAGACTTTCTTCCGAGTTGGCCAGGCTCAGCTTGAGAGCGGCCTGCCCGAGGAGGCGATGAAGACTATAGCAACGGGCCAGGAGATGCTTGATCGTCAGTCTCAGGTTGCCTATCGCGCCTTCGAGGCGGCGGATAAACAGGCTCAGTATGTGGAACAAATGGTGGCGGGGGTGGCTGATGCTCCGAACCAGGAACAGGCTTACAACCAGGCTGTGGCGATTGCCAAGATGCACTTCGGGGAGAAGTCGATTAACTTGCCGCCGTGGGACCCAGTTAAAGGGCCGCAGGTTCTGGAGGCTTATAAACGGGCCGCGGAGGCTCACCGAACCGAAGCGCAGAAACAACTTGACAGGGCAAAAATTGCGAAGGAAAACGCTGATGCGGAATATGCTAGGCAAAATACTGAACGAGCCAAGGCAACTACTCGGCTAGATAACGACCGGGCTGAGGCGATTGAGAAGAATTCTGGGAAGGGTGGTTCAGGGATGCCGAAGTCTTCAGTGGTTACTGCAATCACAAATAAACTTAAAACCATGTACCCGGATCAGTTTGAGGACTCTTCAGGATATAGGGATCTTGCTATGCCTATGGCGCTGGAAGTCCAGCGGATGATGGACAAGGAAAAGAAAAATCTGCCAGATGCTATTAATGCTGTGATTAGGTCGGATCAGCTTCACGGGAGACTGGGTGGGTTGAAGCCTGCAAGGCCGGGAGAGCGGCAGACCAATCCTGCCGCCATCCCCCGCACAGCGGATGGAAAGGTAGATGTTTCACAGATGAAAGACGGGGGCTGGTATAAAACCCCTACGGGCGAGGCGGGATACTATGATGCTGCTAAAGGGGGACTAGTAGTACCTGATGCTCGAGATGATGATGAAGAGGATGATGAATAATGGCTGATACTGTTTATAGCCTAGAAGAGCTAAGTGCCCAGCCGGCGGCTAAACCTAAAGCCACTGGTAAGGTTATACCTTTAGCCTCCCTAGGCGAGGTTGCTACGGCTAAGCCAGTCTCTAAAGACCCTACCCCCTTTAGTCGCTTTGTGGATAAGTCAGTAGACGCAGTTAAGCGCGCGGGTAGCGTTATTAACGAAGACCCCTCGGCGGCTATTGAAGGCGGGTTTAATGCTGCGGTAAAGGGGATTGCCTCGATTGCGCAGTTAGCTGTCAGCGGTGTCGGGGCGTTGGCTAAGACTATTTATACACGCGACAACGTTGATGGATTTGTTAAAACTAAAGAAGCAATTGATAAGCACATTAACTTGATTAACCAGGCTCCCGCAGACAAACAAGAGGAGGCGATGCAGAACCTCTTGGGGATTATACCTTCGGCGGTTGAAGCGGTTGGGGATACTGTTTATGATAAAACAGGGTCTGCGTTAGCAGGTGCCGGGGCACAAGCGTTAACCACTCTGTTAACCTTCAATCCTGAAATTGCAGGGAAGGTGATGAAGGGGGCTGGTGAGTGGACGAAGGGAAAGCCAGATAGCAAACTAGGCGGTGCGTTTGATGAACTGGCTGCGACAGATAGTGAGGCGGCTACCAAGGTAGCTAACCATGTTAATCAAGTTGATCCGGTTACTGCGAAGGTTCTGCATAAGCGGATTCAAAAGTACATCGATGCTTCGGAGGAAGAACTCAACCTCATAGGCAAGAATGCCGCCGACGCAGCGATAGAGGAGATCTCGGGTGATTACGAGAAAGTTCGCGCTAAAGCTAATCTGCCTGGTTATCTTGGTTCCGGCGCTGAGCGTGGTATGGGTAGTGGAGAATCTGGGACCTCCAAGCGAAGTCGTGTACAGGCTGGTGCGTCAGGCATGCTTGATGCTGAAACAGACCCTGGGTTGGGGGTAGGAGAGGGGAAGGGCGGGAGGATTAAAACGCAGAGGATGGCGGCGGACCGCCCAACCTTCAGTCACTTCGACAATATTGACGAAGGGATGTTTGACAAGTATGCTGATTATGATGCGAAGGGAGGAAGTGTTAGGTCGAAGCAACTTTTAGAACAGATGCTTGAGCATGCCAAGTCTCCAACCGAAACTGGATCGTTGCAGCGACAACTGCTTAGCCGCCTTCACAGACTAGTACCAAACATCGAGATTCACTTTACAGATGACTTGGTGGACTCCCAAGGTGAAAGATTTGACGATGCTGCCGGGATCTACGACGGGCATGCAAATAACATTAAGGTTAGTTTAGCCAAGGGTGCTGACACTCGTGCAATTCTTCATGAACTAACTCATGCCGCGACGACCAGGTTTATTTACTTCAACCCTGATCATCCGCTGGTTATGGAGCTAGAAAAGCTTCGGCTTACTGCAAAGTCAGTATTTAATAAATCGGGTGAAACCTATAGCATTAATAGCCATTATGGGCTTACTGACGTTCATGAGTTCGTGGCTGAAGCCATGACAAGTCGACAGTTTCAGCAATTTCTAGGCAGGGTTAAACTATTAAACAAAGAAACTCTGATGTCGAGGTTTGTAGATACTGTTAAAAAAGTTTTAGGGTATAAGCCTGGAGATAACACCAGGTTTTTGGAAAGGGTGATTAGGACTTCGGAAGACTTGATGGAGGAGGCAGGAGAAGCTCGGCGGCAAGGAAAAACCATTCCAGGCCGCCGGCCAGTCGAAACTGCACCGATTAAGGTCAATCCTGAACAAGCCAGTTCAACCATTCGGGAGACGGTTAAACAAGCCCTAGGAACAATCGAGGAGGCCTCGAAGGACTCTACCAAAGCTGGTGAGGATAATGTTCTTTACTTCAACAACGGAATCCCTGTAACCAGGCAGGCTATTGAAGGAGCTTTCAAAGCCGTCGGTGAAGGCCTCCGAGCCATTCCAGGAATGAAGATTGCTGAAGGCAAACTCGAAGGTCTTTACTCAACCTTCATCGAGCACTTTAATCCTGAAGCCAAGGGACCTCAGGCTCGGGAGGCCGGCGCGGCGATTGCCAGGAACTTTTTTGTCAAGGCGGCAAAGGAGAATGAAGTCTGGGAACAGGGAAAGACTCGTCGGGAATACTGGCTCAAAATGGGAGAGCAGGCTGGGATTGACTTCATCAATGGAATGGAACGTGGGGTGAAGTTTAAGAATGAAACGTGGAACAAGGCTCAAGCCCATTACACCCAATGGGCCGCGAAGATTTATCGCCAGGATATGGAAACCTGGGCGAAGGCTGGCCGCGATGCTCCTTATGATCCTTTAGATCACTACGTTCCTCATATGTTTGAGGATACTAGAGGGGTAGCCAAATGGATGAAGCTGCCAGAAAATGCCAGGAAGTGGGGCGATCCGAGGTTTATTAAAGAGCGAGGGTTTGATCTCTATACCGAAGCCCTCAAACACGGCTTCACGCCGAAGTTCAAGAACCCTGAGGAGTTGATGCAGGCGAGACAGATAGCCTCCGACACCGCGAAGTTTCGGTCAGAGTTATTAATGGACTTGAGGCAACGGGGGCTGGCAAAAGAGGCTAAGCCTGGGGAAGAGTTAGCCCCGCATGGGTATCACACGAACTCTTATCGGGCCCCTACCGGCCAGCGTTACTGGGTGAACGAAGAACTCGGACCCTTGATGTATAACGTCTTCGACTCAAAGTCTCTCTGGGAAAACCAGCGGTTGCCAGGACAGACTTACCGCGGGTTCATGGAGTTGAAGAACAAAGTGATTCCACTCAAACTAGCCGCCAGTCTATTTCACCCCATGCACGTTCTGCATATTGATGCCGCTGCGGAGTTGACGGCGGCAACGAAGGAAATGCTAGCGGGGCAAGGAAATGTGCTGAAACGGACTGGGGACTTTATGTTGAAGTTAGCCACGACGTTCCCTTATTCTCCAGGCTCATGGTACAAATCAGGTTGGAAGAACTGGCGAGCCGGCGAGCCTCTCTTAAGAGTCTTTCAGGGCAAACTTCCCTTCGACAAACTTAGTGATTCTGACAAAGAGGCCTGGGCTACTTTGGCTGAGAGTGGGTTGATTCCTACCAGACCTCGCGAAGAAATGACTAACGATATTCAACGCTGGAATGACGCTCTAGTCAAACGCTCGGTGACGGCAGTCTGGCATGCCCCTTGGGCCGCCTTAGCTTTTATGAGCAAATGGACCTTTGGAACCTGGATTCCCTCTTTGAAGATTGCGGCGGTATTGCGTGACGCGAAGGCGATTCGCGAAACCAATCCTGGAATGTCTGCGAAGGATCGACAGATTGCTTTGAGAGACGCGGCACGGAAGGTCGAGGCTCGCTATGGCGAAATGAATCGAAACTCGCAATTCATCAATAAACTATTCCAGGACACAATGATCGCGACTAATCTGTCGTGGGGCTGGAATGCAGGATTATTGGATCAGTATGTGGGCGGGACGATTGACTTGGCGAGAGGAGTTGCTGGCAAGGGGTCAATTAAGAGTGGACAGTTTGACCGGCCAATCATGGCGGCTTACTATATCACTTCGGCCCTGGTGCTTGGAGGGTTGATTACGAAGTTGCTTGGTGGCCAGGACCCACAGAGTTTGATTGACTATACACACCCTTTATCAGGTGACAAGGATAAATATGGCAAGCCAGTCCGCCTGAACACTATGTGGTATACGAGGGAATTTGAAGGTCTCTACAAACACATGCAGCAGGAAGGGGTTGTGCCTGGACTGGAAGAGTTTGTGCTGAACAAAGGCTCGGGAATTTTTGAAATGGCAAAGACTGGGTTGAATGGAGTTAATACTCTTGGTGAAGAGATCATGGACCCAAACGCTCCCTTGCATAAAAGAATCGAACAGACTTTGCTTTATGAGTTCGCTGATATTAACCCCATAGCGATTGAAGCGATAAACCGTTCGACTGGTAATAGATACAAGGCGGCCGCCGAGGCCGTCATTGGCTTCACCCCGGCCGGCCGTTACATCAGTCAAACTGTCACCGAAGGCAAAATCGAAAATGCGTATAACAAGTTTGTCAGGCCAACAGAGAAGCCGTTTGAAGCAGTCCAGCGGTCCAAGGATTTCGGTCACTTGGCACAGTTATATGAGAAGGGCGGCCCAGCTTATGACCAGGCACTTGATCAAGCCATTAAGGCGTATCAGATGACACCGAAGGACGTAGGGAAGTTAGAACGCTCCTTTCGCAAGGAGGATAGCTATGATCCCTCCCTGGCTATGTTTAAGAGACTTGACTGGACTACGCAGAAAACGATCCTTGACCATATGACTCCTACGGAGCGCGAGAAGTACCTTCCGGTTTCCAACAAAGAACACCTTCGGCGGCATTACGAGGCCACTCCGTGAGAGTTCTCATAATGGATCTTGAAGGTATTGGCACCGGGATCGACCTTGCCCTCCGTGCCCAAGACGCCGACCACGAGGTACGTTACTGGATGCCCAGACGTAACTCTGGCGAGCCGCGACCATATGGCGACGGCATGCTGGAGAAACCCGATGAATGGGAACCTTCAATGGATTGGTGTGATATTGTTGTACTTACTGCTAATAATAAGTATGGCACTGCGCTGGCACCGTATTTCGGCCAAGGGTATCCGATTTTCGGCGCGAATGCGAAGGGAGCTGAACTCGAGCTGGACCGGGGAAAAGGTCAGGAGGTTTTGGCTGCTAACGGTGTTCGGACGATTCCTTATGAAGTGGTTAAAACGGTTGAAGAAGGTATTGCGCTGATTAAGGAGACGGGAAAGGCCTATGCGATGAAACCCTGGGGAGGGACGGAGGATTGTGCGTTGACCTATGTCAGCCGCGCTCCGGACGACGGTATTTTTACCCTGGATAAATGGAAACGTGAAGGCCTCTTTAAGGGTCAACTCATGATGCAGGAGAAAATCGATGGCATCGAAATGGGAATTGCTGGATGGTTTGGCCCAGGGGGATGGGCGATCCCGCTTGAGGAAAGCTTCGAACACAAGAAGTTCCTCTGTGACGATCTTGGAGCGAATACCGGAGAAATGGGGACAGTTATTAGACACGTCAAACGTTCAAAGTTATTCGATGACGTGCTTGCCCCCTGCACTGACTACCTGCATTCTATCAACTACGTGGGGGACTGTTCAATTAACTGTATGATTGATGGTAAGGGACGGGCCTGGCCGATGGAGTTTACCACGCGACTCGGATGGCCTGATTTCTGCATCCGCCAATCAGTCATTCAAGGCGATCCTATTCAATGGATGAAGGACCTTTTAGATGGGAAAGATACCCAAGTTTGTAGTCCTCGTATTGCTGTCGGCGTTGTCATGGCTCATGGTGATTTTCCTCATTACCACGATCAGCCTGAAAAGTGGTCTGATTATCCTGTGTATGGGGTTAGTGATTCTAATTGTGAGAACGTACACTGGCAACAGGTGAAACTCGGCAAAGGGTTTCTGTGGGCTGGAGGGAAGCTGGTAAGGCCTCAGATGGTGCTCACCGCCGGGGCGTATGTGGGAGTGGTGTCTGGGGTGGGGCGGACCGTTACGGCGGCCACGGAGGCCGCTTATGATGTTGCATGGGGGGTTAAATGGCCCTCAAACATCGTGTTTCGGACCGACATCGGGAAACGCTTAGAGGACCAACTGCCAAAGTTACAGAAGCACGGCTACGCCGTGAATATGAACTATGGGTAATCTGATTAAAGGTCCTGATGATCACCTGGTCATCGGGGATTATAATGCTGTTTGCTCGATGTGCGGGGCGAAGCGAAAGGCTTCGAAGATGGTTCAGAACTGGCAGGGCCAGTGGCGCTGTCCACAGCATAATGAACCGAGGCAACCGCAGGATTTTGTCCGAGGCGTGCCGGATATTGTTACGCCGCCTTGGGTGCAGAAACCAACCTCGCTTTATACCCAGATCTGTACTTATAATGGAATCTCTGCGATACCTGGGTTGGCGATTCCAGGGTGTATGATTCCTGGCCGCGCGATTTGGGACCAGGACTTCTACCCGCCATTGCCGCCGCCTCCGCCAATCACAGTCGGTCCTTGGTACTGGTCTGACCCGACGATTTTCTTCAGCCCGCAACCTAACGTCATTGTTTACTTCAATGGCGAAATTCAAAATCTTGAGAGTAATTAAATGACCTTTACACCGCAGAATTTTGTCAACCAAGTCGGCCCGGCGGTTTCGGCTGTATGGCTTAACGGGGTTGATGTGACGGTTAACTTTGTGCTGAACGGTGCGCAGACTGTGGCGGCGGCACAGGCGGCTTTAGGGATTACGCCGATAACTTTGCCTCTGGGGATAGCTGAAGGTGGGACAGGGGAGACTGCTGGCACGGCGGCATTACAGAACCTAGGGGCCAACCAAGCCTATATTGGAGGACAACTTTATCCGCGGACCGCCGCGGAGGACGCCGCCTTGATTACACCAACTAACGATGCTTATCCGACTCTCAACATCCTTCGTTATGGAGGAGATAATACTGGGACGACGGATAACACGACAGCTTTTAATGCCTTGTTTGCCGTTCTCTTGCAACTCAATGGAGGAAGCGCAGTTATTCCTCCGGGAACTTATAACCTTAATACTTCGATCACTACGACTCTGATTCCTTCGTCAGGAGCAAGTGCTTTTACCCACGGGGTTAATCTCTATGCTTATGGGGCTCTGGTTAATTTTACCGGATCAGGCTTTGCCTTTGATTTTACCTCGGTTGAAGGCGGAAGTGCTTACCAGTATCAACCTAACCTCTCAATCTTCGGGATGAACATTGGGCTGACGAGTGCCGCCTCGGGCGGGATTCGGCAGAAGGATATGTGTAGTAGTCGTTACTATGATGTCTTTGTGTTGAGCACGAGCCAGACCCTGATCACGGCGGCAGGATTCACGCAGACTAACGTCACGCAATATTCTGAGAACAACCATTATGTTGGCTGCGGAGTGGTGACTTGCACAACTGGGATACAGTTTATTGAGACTCCTGGGGCGCAACAGTCGATGGCGCGAACCCTGGTGCGAGACTTTTTTGGCGCCGGGATAGGGAGTTACTGGTTTGATATCGGCGCCGGCGTTGATATGTATGACTCGGTGTTTGAAAACATAAAGGGAAACTTTGGAAGCATTGCTTATTTTGGAGTCGGGTCCTCAAGCGGCGGGGCTAATATGGGTGGGACTACGATCTACCCGATACTTGCCGAGTGGAATGGGAATCCTAACTCCTATGCGCAATGTATCGTCCGTCTTCGGGACTACCCGAATACTTCAGGAACGGATCTTCGTCCGACACTTTATGAGCCCTGTGCGACGTCCCAAATCACTCTGAGTGGAACGATTCCTATCTGGGCGGGAGGAAGCTCTAATACTTCGCAAACAGTATTGCCTGGGCCGGAGAGCATTGAAACCCAGGGTCTGGGGATGGCGGTTCCCTTTAACAGTACTTACGGCCAGTCTAGTCTGTTTGAGACAGGACCTAACGGGCAGGTTTATGCCGTCCGCAACGCTGCGACAGCCAACAACGCTGGATTTGTTTACGCTGCCTTAACAGGGTTTGCGAGTAATATTGTTACTCGCTGGACGATGGTCAGATCAGGCTACCATGCTACGATCATGGTTTACGACGCGCTTGCAGGGACCTCGACCTCTACTGGAATGACTCTGATAATAGCGAATCCAGAGTTCATGCCTTATGGGGCACCAGGGTATACGATTCAGGTTCCTTGCATTGTGGAGAACAATGGAAATTCTACGACGCCGGCAATAGCATCCTTTGCCCCCGCGAGTACTTATGCTTCGATAGCCTTTACAGGCAACCCGCCAGTCGAGGCAGTAAGCGGGACCTTGAGTGCTAACTGGACTGATCCTGACGGGATCGTGGCAAGCGGCTCAGGAGTCTACCTTGGAGTTTTTAACGACGGCGAGGTTAGACCGGTTACGTTGACTGTAGGAGCCGCCACGTGTACGTGGAGTTCCCCTCTAACCGCCGCACAAACCAGCACCGCTTTAACCATCCAATGCGTTGTGGTGACCTTTTCGGTGGCCACAGCTTTCGCGACTTACAGCACTACCGGGTTTACTGGGACTAAGGGAATTCCAGTTGGTACCTGCATTACTTATCCCTTGGTTTACTAGGAGGGTTAATGGCAGAGCCACAACAGTCTAACTGGATAGTTCAAGTTTTTGTCGGAACACTCAGCACCTTTGTGGCTGTGATAGGAGGTATCTTGAAATACTTTCAAAACAAGCTGGATAAATTGGAAGACAGACAAAAGGGTTTTTTGACTCGGGAAGAGCTCGAGGTGATTCTTTACGAGTATCAACAGGAGAACAAGGCGAAGCACGAACAGAATATTCAGGTGATGAATAACCTGACCCAACGGATTGATCGGGTGCTGGAACGTCTGTGACTTGGCGCGACGGGCCGGCGGCCGAAAAGTGGATTCCTGTTTTAAACCTTGCGGAGTTTCATCATGGCATCCCCAAAGACCTTCTTGCAAGACAATGTTACGAAGAATCTCGATTTAACCCTCGAAGTAGAAATCCCTCTGGAGCCGTCGGGATCATGCAGCTCCTCGGGAAGTATTTCCTTGGGGCCGGTGAAAGTCCCCTTCGGGACATCGACACAGCCGCAGGATATCTCAGGGGACTTTACGACAAAAGAACTGGAAAACCCCCCGACTGGCAACTTGCCTTAGCCGCGTATGATTGGGGACCAGGGAACTTGGAAAAGGCACTGAAGAACCCAGGATTTGGCTTGAGAAGCTTACCAGTTGAGACCCAAAACTACGTCACTCAAATTATTCAGGACGTTCCCGTCCCAGGAGTTTTATGCAAGATCCAGAACCTGAAAAGCCTGTCAAATCGTGGGCCCCAGGACAAAAAACCGTTGGAGGAGCAGTCATCGGATCCTCAGTTGCACAGCTCATTATCGCAATTGCTGACTACTACTTCCACTCCCCTTTGGCCCCAGAAATCAGCTCAGCCATCACAACCCTCTGCGTTGCAGTCGCAGCTTACTTCATCCCGAATGGGCAGTCGATTAACTAAGGAGTCTTCAATGTCTTCAACACCGAATCCGATTCTTGTAGCCGCTGCACCGGCGATCATTAATGCTTTGAATGCTGTCAACCAGTTCGCCACGGACATCGGGCCTGACCCGACGAAGTGGGCACTGATGGTGCCAGGGGCTTTGCAAAAGCTTCTGGGGACCCTGGAAATGCAGATCCCGATTGTCGCGACGGCGGAAGGCGGCGCGCTTCAAACCGTGGTTAATGCCAAGGTTACGGAGTTGATTGCAAAGTTGAATGCTGCGGTGGCTGAGCCTTCAGCGGCACCGCCGTCCCCAATCTCTGTAACCCTGGTGCAGCCGAGCCACCTCTCTGTCTCCGGTCCGGCGGCATGATCCACCTAATCCACGGCATCCACACCCAAGGAGAAAGCCCCGTTGAGGGGCTGATCCCCTTTTTAGGCTCCACGATTAAAGTCCGCTATCCAGACTACGGTTACATACTGGGGATCGAAACTCGCATTATAAACCCAGTAGTCGTAGGGACACTCCTGGCATACATCGAGCCAGGAGATGTACTTATTGGCCATTCTAACGGGGCTGCTGTGGCCTACGATTTGATGCGAGCGGGCGCACCCGTCGAAGGTCTGGTGCTCATCAACGCGGCGGTCGAGCAGACTATAGTCCGCCAGGCGCCATGTAAGTGGATAGATGTTTACTTCAATCCGGGGGACGAGATTACAGAGGCTGCTAAGATCGGCCAGGAGCTGGGCATCACGGATCCCATCTGGGGTGAGATGGGTCATGCAGGGTACAAAGGGAGTGATCCACTGATCACTAACTTCAATTGTGGAGCTATGCCACCACTTCCGCAGGTCAGCGGTCATAGTGATTTTTTTACTCCCGAGAAACTGGCCAAGTGGGGGCCCTTTTTGGTGGAGAGGGTAAGGGCGCGGATGGCTGGGGGTTCTGTGATCACACAATCGGGGGATTCTGTGCCCACAAAACCTAAGCCTTCATCAACGTCAGTGATTGTCGATCGAGCTTGATCATTCCGGAGGCTATAGCGCCGGCCACGATTCCCTCGAAATCCTTGACAAACGGGAAGGCGGAATGAACATAAGCATAGGCCGTGGCGTAGGCGACAGGGGAGTTCTTGATTACGAAGTTAACGAATTTCTCGGCCTGGACAGAGTCCTCCGAGCGGCCGATTCGAGCAAAGACTTTGGGCATGTCGGCTTCGAGATCAGTGATCATGGTGTTGGCTAGGACGAGGTCCTCGGCTTCGATGATTAGTTCGTCGCGGCAGGAAGCAGCAATTACCATCGCTAGTTTGTGCAAATGGGTTTGCTTGCGGGCTAGGTAGCCCCCGAACTTCTCGTCCTGAAGGTTCGAGGGCGGATGGGCATAATGATGCTGATACCACTCTTCCCCCCAAAGCCTCGCGTCTTTAGACAGTAGATAAGGCCCCGCCAGAGTCGTCGCGATGTGTTCGAGGTCCTGGGCAAGCTTCTCCTGAGTTTCTTTCATCCCAGAAGGAATATGGAAAATCGGGTAGGCCACAAGTTTCTCTTTCTGGTCGGTATAGACAAAAAGGCACCTGGAGGTGAACCCTCCACCGATGACATATTCGGGAAAGTTCCCTGCAATCCACGAGGGAGTTGTACAGGCTATGAGATTTATCCATGGGTTCTCCACTGTGTCGTTGCCAGAATTCTTGGTGATTTTCTTGAATCCGCCTTGCTTGCTGTCCCACAAGGTAACCAAGAGATCAATCATTTCTCGGTCAGTTGGATTAACAAGGTTCCCGAACTCCGACGATTCCAGTGTGAGAGCACATTGAGTATGATAGTCTCCTGCCACGTCAAAACTTTCCATTGAAGCGGCAAATGCTGAGACCAAGGCTGGCCAGGTAACAATGTCAGGTCCAAAGCTAATTCCAGGTACTTTGCGGAGGATGTCCATTGCAATAGCCACTGTAGTTGACTTTGAGACAATCCCTGGAGGAGCCACAAAGATAATGTAATGGTTGACACACCAGCGGTAGTAGCCCATGGAGAGCCAGACTCTTCGTCTAAGCGCACCCGCCAGGGCCGCCACGCCACTCCAGAAGTGCATTCGTTTTGGAGCCTCTGAAAATCCTGCGTATTGGATATAAGCCGTGAGCCAGTCATCGTAATTCCTCGCCATGATTACTGGGAATCATTCACAGTCACCCCACGAAACAGCCGAGGATTTAATCCTAAACGGGATGACGAGGGGGTCGTCATAAGGGATACTAATGCGCGATACTCGAAGAATTTCATTGAGACAACTCGTTGCAGACGCCGTTGGCACCTGACCTGCGAGGGAGTCATGGACCTGGAGGAGGACTTGAGCTTCCGGTACTTTGTCATAAATTTCCATCCATATTTTGTTGATGACTACAGAGACGGTGGACTGGGGAATCCAGGCTATGGCCTCGGGGATGATAGAATCAACTCGATCGAAGATGTACCATCGGTAGCCGAAGCGATTTTCAATGAACCGGTGGCGGGTGACTTGATCCTTAACTCGATCTTGCCATTTTTTGATACCAGGGTGGGCGCCAAACCAAAGGCGTTGGGCCACCTCGACCTCCTTGACAGTTCGCCCAGTATGAGCAGCCATTGTTCGAGGCTGGCCGCCATAGTTGGTTCCATGGACGAAGACTTTGGCGAACTCACGTTTGATTTTTCTTGGGCCGCGATGGTAGGGGTAGCGAGGGTGGCCCTCGACGAGTTCCTCGAGAGGGGGAGGCTCCTTGCCGTCGAGGGCATAGACGTTCATTAGGTGAAGGTCAACCCCCATTGAGATGGCGGCCCGGAGCATCTGGTCGCCGGACTCCGCAATCACGACCTGCAGATCGGCACGATCAAGGTCTCCGTCAAAGAATGTATACCCTGGGTCAGGGATAAACATACTTCTAATGTTGGGATAAGAGTAGGGGTCACCAAGCCCTGCAGTAGGTCCTCTAGATGCGGCCTTTCCCAGTGATTTAGACTTTTCTGAAGGAACATTCTGCAAGTTTGTTCCGCTTCCGAAAGCGTTCTCTGAAGAACTAAGTCGATAAGTTTTTGGCGCAGATTTTCCTGAAGCAGAACCTCCGATATTGTAGGCTGTTCGCATTCTTCCGTCTTCGTCGAGTTCCGCTCGGAGAAAGTTTGACAGAAAAATTCCCATAGTGCGGATGTCTGCGATGGCGTTAATGAGAGGCTTAAGCAAAGGCTCTCGAATTGAAATCTGCTGGAGAGCGTCATCGTTGAGGGTAGCACGAGAGGGGACTCCTTTTGTCGCGCGGGTCATGATAGGAGGCTGGGCTAGATCTTCGTAGAACAGCGAATGCATTTGCTTCGGCGAAGCTGGGTTGAGGGGATGGCCAAGAAGATCCAGAATGAACTGTTGCCGACGCTGAATTTCGTGGGTAACTTCTTCAGTAAGTGCTGCACGTTTTTCAACGTCGATTCGTACTCCTCGCTGCATGGTTTGCAGTACGGGCCAGAAGAGTCGTTGCTGAAATCTATGGACGGAGGCGAGATTGAGCTTGGTGACGAGTTCATTTTCTACTCTTCCTACTTCATCGGTGTAGACACAATCAAGGCAGTTGTAATGCCAGAGGGACTCCTCGCCGAGCTTTTCGTCCCAATTCTTGCCTTCATCCTTCCAATATACATAATATTTGCAGTACATTGACGCTTGAAATGCCAGGCTCTTTGGTAAATCGGAAAAGATCGAATGCTGAGATATCATACAATCCTGCACCACATGAGGAACAAAATGCCAGTGCCGCCATGTGTACTGACTGTCGTACAAGATATTTTGTCCCACAACTTCTGCATTCTCGTGCGTGAGGATCTTCGCGAGCCACCATATTATTTCTCCTTCGTGATCAGCCGACCAGTATTCACGGAATCCGTGGTGGATGAAAGGGATGCAGATTGCGTCTTCGAGGGACCAGGAGAGTCCTGCGCAGGCGATGTGGCCGCCGCGGGTTTCAAGGTCGAAGGAGAGGCGACAGCGGCTGGTTGCAAGGCGACTGAGTATCCCTTGTAGGGATTGTAAAGCCTGTCCGAAATTCGGGCGGATGATGAAACGGTAGTTTGGCTTGGGATAGGGTCGGCCGTCGCGGAACTGGGCGGCTCGGCGGAGGTCGTTGACGACAACAGCGCGATCGGACCACTGGCGGAGGACGGCGGCAGGGTGGAGAGTGGGGATTACTTTGGTAGCTCCAAAATCTCCATCCGTAAATAGCATCGAACCTCGCCACTTGGCCACCCCGGTAATCCCTGTAAGAGTCCATAGAGCTGTATTGCCGAGCGCAACGATAACATTAGGTTTGACCAGCGAGATTTCTTTAGCGAGAAGTCGGCCTCCTTCAGCCACAAAAGGGTGTACATTTTTGTCTCTGAATCGTACGAAGTTCGGTAGAACATCTTTTTTAGCCTTTGGGATGAAGTGGTTTATGTCGTTGGAGGGAGGGCGGATGCGACAAACGTTAGTGACAAAACACTCATTCCTTGTAATCCCTGCCTCGTGAAGCATCTTGTTGAGTTCTTGACCAGAGGCCCCTTGGAACGGGAGGCCTTTTTGTTCCTCCTCGTAACCAGGAGCCTCGCCGACCAATAGGATTCTTGCAGGTATAGGCCCTTCAGGACGGCAGATCATTTTAGCTCCGCGATCCGTTTAACCGCAATCCCATAAGCCGTCGGGTCCGTCTCCACTCCTACCGCCTTAATCTTCAATCCATGAGCAGCCGGAAAGATACTTCCAGACCCAGCAAAAGGATCGAAAACAGTATCGCCAGCACGACAAGAGCGTAGTAATAAATCCTGAAGGAGTCCGACGGGTTTCTGGGCTGCCCACCCGAGGTTCTGGTCCGAGGCATAAGTCACCACGTCCGGGGAAAGTTTGAGGACTGGCCTGTCTCCCTTTTTGGCATAGAGGCAGAGTTGGTACCGGCGATGGGGGCCGGACTGAGGCCAAGGGGCTCTCTGGGAGGTTGGGTTGTGCCACACGAGGGGGGTGCGGAAGGGGGTCCAGCCGGCGCGCGCAATGATATCGCGCAGCTCAACAAAGCGATCGATGTCACAAAAGATATAAAGGTGCGCCTGAGGTTTGGCAAGTCGGAAGGACTCGGGTGCCATAACTCCCATAAGTTTAAGCCAGCTAGGATAACTATCATCATAGGTATGACCGATTGCATTTGCTTTGCCTCCCGAGTCGTTGAAGTTCTGGGCATCGATGCCGTAGGGAGGATCGGTGAGGATTACATCGAAGCGGGAGGCCTCGCAATCCTTCATCCAATCGCGGCAGTCACAAAGGTAGAGCTGGTGAGAATGCTGGCCAAAGGTCTTGCCTACCTTCTCCCCAAGGGCGATCTGGCGTTGGGCCTCCTCCTTGCGCTTGATGACTTTAAGTCCTTCGGATCGCGAGGAGGCCTTGGCAACATCAGGATCAGAGAGGTTGCGGGCCAGGATTAATTCCTCACGGACGGCCGCGGAAGCCGCAGCAGGATGATGATCAGGGTAGAGTTCCTTGGCAATGTCTTGGGGGAGTTGAGCCTGGGGCTTGTGAGTCTTCTCGGCTTGGAGCCGGCGCAGCTCGTAGAGTTTGCTAGTAGCCGCCGATCTATCTTGCCACGAAAGGTCGGCCCTTCGTATATTCTCCTCTAACTCGACTTCCATCGCGTCCAGCGGATCGAGGTCATGGAGCCAGATGCAGGGGATCTGGCCTTCGGGAACCAGAGTGCCGCCGTGGGTGAAAAATCCTCCCATTGACCAGATGGTTTCGATAGCCTTGAGTCGCCGCTCGCCGGCTACCAGGATCGGGGAGCCGCCGTCCTGGGTTCGCAGAATGATTGGGTGGAGAAGCCCGATGGAGGAAATTGAATTGGCAAGTTCTAGAAGCGCTTCGGCTTCAATCTCTGTTCTTTGGCGGTTTGCCGCCACTGTTATGTCTTTGTGCCATACTACGTTCATTCCGACTCCTGTCTTAAAAAGGGGGAGGGTGGAAGTCCCCTCCCAAAGGCCCTCAGCGGAGGATGATTGCTGAGGGGTTAAGCCTTGGCTACGGAGTCAATCTCGTCGTAGGCTTCGCCTTCGTAGATCCGGTGCTTGATCTTGACTTTGACTTGACGGCCCTGCATCTGCCGGATGGAGAAAGTTTCGCCAGGGTTGTTGAGACCCAGGGCCTCCCGCCAACGGCGAAGAGCGCCATTCTTGCCGACTGACCAGTCAATGGCCTTGGCTTCGTTGAGGTCGAGCATCACTCCAGCGGTGATTACGACCTTCTCCACCCCCTTGAAAATCTCCTGATTCTCCTTGGTCATGGTGTGGAGGGTCGAGGCCACGTCGATCGTGATTGGAAGGTCGATCGCGATCCCGGCTTTGACCTTGGCATCGGGCTTGTTGGAGGTCCACGAACGGGACTTGGGTTCGCCAACGAGGCCAAGGTAATCGCCTACGGGAAGAGGCGGACGGCGGACGAGGGCCTCGGTGGTGGTTGCGTCGAGGAAGGCGGCCGGATCGAATGAACCAATATCGTCACTCATGTTGAGTTCCTGTATCTTGAATGTTGCTGAATTTCTTGGATAACATCTCGCGCTGATGGGCTTCCCAAGATTCTCTTGCCCGGCGCGCTTCGTTGAAGTCGGATTTCATGCCTTGACCTTACTTGTCAGTCGTCCACCCCTCGATTTCCACTTGTCAATAATCTGCTTAAAATCTGGGGTTATATGGTTAGCGATGGGAAGGTTTCTGGCTTTAAGATCAGCAGCAGAGTTAGCTGTGTCCCAATAAAACTTAGTCCCTTCCCGACTAGTCAACACAACGTCTGAAAACATCGGAGGTATTTTAGGTGCTAGTTTTACGCCTAAAGTTGCTACGGTAAGCTTTACCCCTCCTAAAACTTGATCTATCTCACGCTCGACGTGGGCTGTCATGACGAAGTGACACTTGCAAGCATCTGTTAACTCTCGGACGAGATTGTCCAACAGCGACATCGCAATGCCCCAATCGCTCTGGCTCTTAACCGGCTTCCCGCCCACGACCAGAGACATGACAATAGGGTTAAGACCGCTAAGACTATCAAGAGCGAGACACCTATCAGGACCCCAAGAGTGAACATCACCGAACTTTTGACCAGTTCGATCGTCCGGGAAATCATTAAGCACCTTGAGGAAGTTAACGTATTGGTTATGCTTCGCACGATTGGTGTCCTGGAGTTTGGAAAGCGAGGCTAGGTCGAGCCGGTTGATGTCTTCTGCTGATCGCGCCATAGTCTCAAATGACGATGTACTTCGGCCGAGCATGTGCCAGCGCACGTTGGGGGGAATCTCAAGTCCTCGATCAGTCCAGTATCCAAGTGACGTTTCCAGACCACTTTCAGTGAACAGGAGGAACAGTTCCACTCCTGAGTCTGCAATAGACCCGAGAGCGTGGGTTTTGCCGGTGCCAGTGGGGCCTTCAAGAAGGACGTTGACGCCGGGGAGGAGGGAGAGTTCTTGATTGTCATTCAAAGGTAAGCTCCTGGGTTAGGTCGAGTTTGCTCATGGTCAAATCGAACTCACGACGAAGAAGATCTTCGGGGAGAACGTCGAAAAGGCGAAGGGAAAGGTCGAGTTCCAAAAGACTGCCTTCAAGCCAACAGCCGTAAACAAAGGCGGCCTGGGGGTGGTCGAGGCAAGGGACATAACGATGCCACCAGTGAGTGGTATCGGTGCCGCGAAGCTTGGCCCAGCAGTCTCCGCACCAAGGACAAAGGATGAGGAAGCTGTCGAGGATGGGGAGGTCACGCTGGATCACTGTAGCTTCGTTTCGATTCGTAGAAGGGGATTCCACTCTCTTTTCTCGAAGTAGGTTTCTAACCAAGGAGTTTCGTCTTGGCTGGAGCAGGCTTCGCGGAATTGGCAGCCGCCGTACTCTGCGCAAGCATGGTCGAAGTTATGGATCCAGCGGTTGGTTTTATAAGCCGTGATCATTTGCTCCACCCACCAGAGCATCTCCTCATACCAGCGATCAATGACCCAATCCGGCCGATAAGAGATCGCCTGTTGCGTATCATACTTGGTCTTTAAAATCGAGACTCCACGGACCAGTGCGCCGTCAACTTTAATTCCAATTTGCCGTGCCCCCCAAGCATAGCCTGTGAACTGACTTCGAAGGTCCCACTGCCTTGACCACGAAGCACCAAGTTGGCTAGTAGTCTTTTCATCAGTGATGTATCGCCCCCCTGCGTAATTAAGAATTGCATCCATTCTTCCACAGTAGAGCAAGGGATTCCCGGTATCGGGGTGGAGGATAGGGAGGGGTTCGGCGATTGAGACTTCGATTGCATACTTGCCTCCGGAGAGTTGGATTGGCGCGGTTTCGTGGTCGAGGGGATAGTTGGCCCAGTAGAACTCAAAGGCACCAGCCATTCGCTCGGCGGATTTGGCAGAGTCCGGCGGACACTCGAAGTCGCCGTAGAATCGTAAAAGTTCAGAAATTCCCTCAGCAACTGCTGTATCGCTATCCTTTGCCTCGACGTAGAATGCTGTACGAGTTCGCTCAATTCCGGAAGCAAATGCGCCACCAGCGTGTAGGTGGACGGAAGGTTGGCTTGATTTATAATGTTCAAAATAAACCTTTCTGCATAACTCAGGGCAGGATTTGAATGAGGATAAGAGGGAGGCATCAATCAATTCGGGGAACTTCATCTTCAGTCTCCTTTGGGTCGTTCCAGAGATTCCAGTCAATCATTTCTTGGTCGTTGAAAAAGTGAGGGCCGCAGAGATCGGTGTCGGGGCTTGGATGGCGGAACACTACCACGCAAGGGCTGAAACCGCAGATGCGGCACTCGGCTTCGAAGTCAGGGGAATAGAAGAATTGCTTCATTTAAAACAGTTACATGTTTTCGAGGTCGGAAAGAAGGTCCCCGATGGCTTCGGCGGTTGGAGGGGACTTTTTGGGCTTTTTGGCCCCCGAGGCTGCGTTGGCAGCCGCCGCGGCCGCTCGAGAATCGCGAAGGATCAAAATGGCTCTCTTCATTTCTTCGAGGGTAGGAGGTTCGGGGTGGCCGGCGGCCATTCGGAACCTGAGTTGCGAGATGAAGGTCTGGTTTTCAGGACTGATTTTCATTAGCTTCTCGATTGTTGAAGAACTCTATAATTCGGTCACAGATGAAACGCTGGTAGGCCCCCGAAGGGACGCGCTGCTCGGATTCGCGGAAGAGGTAGAGAGTTAACTTCGCGTGAAGGTCCTCCGGAAGAGTCGTGTGGAGGCGGACGGAGCGAAGAATGTTAGGAGGACGGGCCATTAGATTTTCTGAAGGTTAAGTTGAGCTTCAGCTATTAGCTGGTTGAAATGCCATTTGGTTAGGGCGATGGTAGCGACTTCAGCCTTCGGATCGTCTATTTCGAGCTGGATTAATAATTCACCAGACTCGTCACGGCCGCAGATGCTTAGGGTTAGAGATACACCAAAGTCTCCGGGGCCTTTGTAACCAGCTAAAAATCTGTTCATAGAGAATAACTTTATAGCCATTGACAGCCGGGGGCTTTCATGTCGATCAGAATTTGCACGACGTTCTCTGCGAAGGTGACAAGGACCGATTCGGCGGCGGCGGCGGCGGCGGCGCCCGTCAGTACCTTGGCGGCAGATCGCAGCGCAAAGGGCACCACCGTTTGAATGGTCATGCGTGCGACGCGAATGGCAAACTCTTTCTCGTCCACTGTTCCGGCGCTGCCCAACTGGGCGATGGCAAGACGGCGCAAGCCTTCAGCCCGCGCTTTGTTCGAAGTCCACCGACCGGAATCGTTGAGCTTGATTTTGAGGTGGCGCAGGGACTGCATGACGCAGCCGGGGTCATCGCCGTGCGGGCGACCCAAGGCGTAGTTGATTGCCGCCTCCACACACATGGAACCGGCTTTCGGTTCGCCCAAGCCAGAAACCAAACCGGCATCCAAAAGCTGGTGAATCTTCGCGATGTGCTCGCGGGTAATCTCAATCATGCAAACCTCCTATGATGTCCATAAGCGTATCGTGCAGGTCAGCCGGTTTTGCCGATGAAACGATTACAAGCATTTTTTCTTGAGCGCTTCTTCAAGTTCCCTAACTCTAGCTTTCAAGGCTAAAATTTGTCTATCTCTGGAATCTACCCTTAGCCTTTTAGGCTCTGGAAATCTATGCCCTTGGGGGCATTCCCGCATATGGCATCCCTTTCCCCCACTAACAGGAGTGCTATAAAAAGCGCCGCCGATAAACTGTACTTTGCAAATCGGACAAATCATTAATCCTCCGTAGGCTCACCTTCCCGGTCCACTGCTGTTGTGGCACCGGAGGCCGCCGCACCAAGGGCCGTATCCGCGATCTGATTGACCTTGTACATGCGCTCGTCGCCGTCCTCATCGTCCCCGATGAACTGCTTGGAGAAGTCGGCTATTTCCCGCAGCGCCACCTCAAGCCGCTCGACTCCGCCCTCTAGCCGCTGATTCGAGTAATACCGCTTCTCGGCAAGCTCCCATAGGCGCTGTATTTCCTCGGCACCGATCTTGAGCATGGCGACCAGTTCGGGATGCGGCGTGCCCTCCATGACCACGCTGGCCTCGCTCAATCGCTTGGCGACGGGGCTTTCACTCATGTTTCTGCCTCCCGGTCCGACGTTGCGTTGTCACTCGGAGGTGCGCCTGCCAATAGATAAACGGCGTCATTACGGGCCTTCGCTTGGCGGTCTGCCCAAGCATTCTGAGCGGCAATGCCTGCCTCGAACGGCGGAATCAGCGTCTCTTGCGAGTCCAGCAATTCCCGCAGCGCCGCCTCAAGCTCGTCTATGCGCTGATCACGCTCGGCAACTTCCCGCTGGCACAGGTAATGGTCGTCCAAATGTTCCTCGTCGAAGCTCATTTCTTACGGATACGTCGGAGCATATCAGCGGGCAGCAGCTTGGCTGCCGTAGCATCCGCAGCGCCTACCGCAGCCCAATCCTTGGCGTGCCAATACTCAAGCACGCACGCCTCAAGCTCGGCGATGCGGGTAGCCGCCGCATTCATAGTCTTTGGCTCTACCGGCTCCGCCGGCTCACCGCAAAAGATACAACGGCGAGCCGACATAAAAAGGTGCCCGTTGGTTTTGCAGTTAACCATGCTCACCCTTCATCAGCTCATTAAACCTCGCCCGGATAGCCCTTTCTTCAGCCTCTGAATCATCTTGAGGACCTGTGGCCTGGAACCTCGGATGGAGCCAGAACTCACCAAAGACCAATTCGTTTCGATCACAGGCCAAGCCGGCGGCGGCGGGTAAGAGCCTTCGGGTTCCCGAGTGTTTGATGTGAAAGTACTCTTGGAAAAGCCCGAGGCTCCCCTCAGTCACATGGATCAAACAAACGACCTGGCCTAGGCGCCAGTTCTGTGGGTTCGCGTAGGTTGACTGGCTTGGGGGTTTTTTGACTTTTGGCTTTGCGGCTTCGATTGCGAGGTCGCGGCTGATCTGGTGGAAGAGCGCGTCGAGCGGATTCTTCAAGGGCATGGGTAGTCTCCATTTGGGAAAGTTCGTTCATAAGACGAAGGTGGTTAGTGAGTTCCTCCTTCGAGGCCGGGCGAAGCCACCAGGGTGGGGACTTCGCCGGCCGCGGGGAGGAAAAGGGATTGGGAGGCTTAACCCTCCTCGTCGGCATCTTCGTCTTCGTCCTTTTCTGCGAAGTAAGCCTCGTAGGCTTCCTGGGCCACATCGGCTACGGTGGCTAAGGCCATTGAAGCCTTGTCGAGTAGGTCGCCTGCGGCCTCTTCAACGTATTCGAGGGGAAGGCCTTCGAGCTGATAGAGGGTGTTGGCAATTATTCCGAGCGTTGCTTTAGCACTTGTCATCAAGAATCTCCTTTGAGTGGTTTTGGCTTGGGAATCGACTTTTACATGCACACACAATACCGTAATTCCGTGCCCACGTAAACAAAGAGTTGGGCAATCTTTACAACTCTTTGAAACTTTTACAAAGCATAGAGACAAAAAGAAACGGGGTCTTGCGACCCCGTTGCTCCGCCTCGAAGGAAAGGAGACTAAACCAAACTTCGAGACTCGGGAAGAACAGCTGAGGCGATAACGTTGGTCTTCCCTATGCGCGGCCAAGCGCCAAATCAGGCCATTGCGTCGAGGTCGGCTAGGGCGGCCGAGGTATCGACTTTGACTCCCTTGGAGGCCTTCGCGGCCTCGATCTCGCGAACAATCGCGGCCATCGTCTTGCCGTCCTTGTTCGGCCGCTTGTCGTCAAGGCGCAAGGCAGTCTTGAACTTCGCGTCCTTGTCTTTCAAGAAGGCCTTGACTTGGTCGACAGACTTCCCGCCGTAGGCCACGAGAGCCTTGATCAGAACCGAGGTTCCGCCAGATCCATCCCCCTCCTTGCGGGTGGACCACTTGCCTTGCTGAATGGTTCCGTCGAGTTCTTCCATTGCCAGAACCATATCGTCGATATCGACTTCGTCCTGGCCCTCAGCGGGCTTGAGGCCTGCCAACTCGTCCCCGTACTTCTGAATTGCTCCGTGGCCGGCGAACTGGCCCATGAGGCTCTGGGGAATGGTGATCAGCAAGACCCGACCATTGCGGAACTCGAAGCGGCAATGGTTCAGACTCCCATCCTCGTTCAAGACATAAGACTTGTTGAGCTTCCTCTTCCCGACGAACTCGCCCTTCGTCCCGTCTTCGAGGTCAACAATTTCGACTTCAGCTTTCTTTGGCTTGGCCGCGGTGGTGACTACTTCTGCTTCGGCCGCTTCGCTCTTTATCTCTGTTTTACCTATGAACATTCTTCTTTGCTCCATTCTTAAAGTGGTCAGCGTTAATGACGGCCGCCGACCGATTGCCGTTTTAAAGGATATTACTCCGTTGGTTTTCGGGACGCAACAAAGGGTTTCATAGAATCACGAACTCTTTCGAGAGCGGTGCTTACTCCGAGGTCGAAAAACAGGGCGGCCAGACTTCGGTGCTCGGCCTTGAAAAGGCCTGGATTTGGACCCTCATCGTTGAGGCGTTTCCAATGGAGATCAAACTCTTCCTGGCGGGTCATCGGGAAAGCTCCTGGATATGACGTTCGTAAGCAAGCCAGTCAACCCCCATCTCGGCGGCAAGGATTCTTTCGATACCTGTCGCGATTTGGTGCTGGTGGTAATAAGGGGCTTCGACTCGATCGCCTGGTTCTTCGCCGCCGGTAAAAACTAATTCATCGAACTCCTTGTCAAAGGCGTCGATCGAGGCGTTGGAGATTCCCTTGACTTGGCAAAGGGCCATTTCGATCAGTTCGTGGATGGCCACAAGCAGGATCTCGCGGCGATCCGGAAGGTGGCTGACCAGAATCATATCTGCCCCAGCGTAGTCAGAGTAGTAGTAGTCCCCGCAGGTGTTGTAACGTTGCTGAGAATGCTTGATGGTTTCGATGATGATTTTCACTTTGAAGATCTCCTTTGGTTGATTGTAAAAATCCTGGTCGTGGCCGGGCCTTGCCCGGCGGCTTTAGCGCTTCAAACTTGCTCCATAGGTCAGGGTCTCT